ATTAAATATTGTTTGTCTAATTGCTAATATTTCACCAGGGCCTGCAACTAAGTTACACAAATCACCACTTCTTAATTTTGGTCTGCATCTCTGAGTTTGAAATTGGTCGTTACCATTTGAGAAAATACTACCCATAAAAATTGCTGTTGGCGTAATTTCTATACCTGATTCCTCTGTAATATCGAAATCAGTTCTTGTAATTCCAATAGTACAAACTTCAGGTTGACCCCACAATGGCTCAACATTAATTGTTCTATTAAGTGTTATTATTTGTGGTAATGTATTTAGGTCGGTCGATGTTCTGAATTCTGTACCAGCAACTTGAGATTCGGTCGCAACACCCAATCTAATTAAATCTTGGGGTGATAATGAAAACTCACCAATATCAGATAAGTCAATATCAACGTGAATTGTTTGAGTACCTAATGGAACACCAAATATTAAAAAGTCCCCACTATCATTTGTTTTTACCGTAAATTTATAATATTTGTCGTAAACTTCTATTAAATTTGGGTCTGTAAGTACATCTATTCTGTCAGGAAAAGAACCAGTCGGGTTATGTCCACTATGTGATTTAACATAAGGTAATAGATTATATCTATAACCATCTTCATTAGTATCACTTAAAAGTTTATAGGGATATAAATCAGATATAATAGGATTGTTTTCATCCTCATTGGATAGAGGGATGAAAATAGACACTTTACAATTTGGTAAACCGAACCCTGAATTAGCGGTAATTCTTCCAGCAACAACACCATAATCTGAACATAATCTAGTGTAAATTTGACTTTGAAGAATCTTTAATGAAAGGATTTCTAATTGTTCGAAATCTTGTTCTAATAGTACATTTACGTACTTATCCTTACCGACTTCGGTTCTTATTCTATATGATTGAGACATTAATTATCTTTTGAAATAAATAGTTTATACGTTCATTTCAAAAAGATAATTCAATACAATTCAAAATAAATCTTTACGAAAAATTGACCGTACTCAAATTCTTAACACGCACACTAATATCTTTACCAGGATATCTTACTTGATAAGTTTGACTAGGTTCTGCAAAAATTGTGTCATCTATTAATTCAATCTGTTTAGTTTCACTATCTGAATACCTTTGTGATGTTTGAGATGATGAATATTCACCACCTACTTTATTAAACACCGATATGTTTGATAGAGTTATTACACCATTCTGTGATTGTAATATTCTTCTTAATTCTGATATATTAACATTTTCACCTAAGTTTCTAACTGAAGGTGACATAAAATTAGTTACATTATCAACTATTTGAGTTATTACGGCACCTTGATTCTGACTATTATCTAAAACAACATCTATCGTAAATGCTAAGTCGATTACATTCGCAGTTTCGATAGAAATGTAGTCATTAATCATTCTATAATTCGATAAGTAATTAGCTACGTTATTTTTGAGTGTGTTTGAAACCACCTCAGTCAATCTACCAGTTTCATCATAAGACAACATTTTAATTTTAATTTTATTGTTCTCCTCTGTGATTGTAACCTTGGCTGGTGCTCCAAATTGTGAAGGCATTGTTCTTATTAATGATTCATAATCATTAATTGTAACAGCTCTGTTTTGTGCTGAAAAGTTGAATGTCACTAAATTTCTTACTTCTTCGGTAGTTGGTGCTGGTGCTCCTCCAATTGCTGCAGTGACATTTGTACAAGACAAAGAATTAATTACACTTGTATTTACCGAAGTTGAAGGTCCGTTGACATTAAAGTTTATTGTACCTATCTGAGTAATTACGTTTACACCTAAATTACTTCCAGTACCTCCACCTATTCTATATTGAATGAATAGTGTACTATTAGCTTTCAATGTACTACCTAAAGCAAAGTTGTTTGAATATTTGTATAAGTTTAATTCAAAACCATTTCTAGCAAATTCTCTTAATTGTTCGTCTGCTGATTGACTACCACCACCAAAAGTTAATTTACAGAAACCCTCAGGTGTAAATTCTGATATAAATTTTGTATTTGTTTGAACATATTTTCCTACCTTAATACCAGGATTGTCAGATACTTTGGTTGGGTCTTCGATGAATACCCTATCTTCAACCAATGCTTTAACTTCATACCATCTATTTTCTAAACCTAAAAATTCTTCAGCTGTAGGGACATTTGCATATTGAGTACCATCTTTAAGTAAAACACTCGTTACACCTAAAACGTTTCTTTCGGGTAAAAACAACTCAAAAAAAGGTTTTATGTCATTTGCGGTAATAACTCTCTTGAATACCTTTGTAGTACCATTTACTACAGTTTCTCGTTTTACTATGGTGTAGTTTAATAATCTATTATTAGAATCAAAATTTGGTATTTTTAATCTATTTGGAACACCATCCGAACTTATTGGCGAAGCAAAATCAATATCACTCACAGTTTCAAAAACTTGACCAGCCCCATTAACCTGAGACCCTCTCCTTAAAATACCACAATATCTTAAGTCCTCAGTATCACCATAAACAGGCACTGTTATTGAGAAATCAACCAATGCCACAGAAGGTCTTTGACCAGGTACTTTCAGTCCATAAGTTCTTGCTATATTAAAAATGGAAGACCTTTGTTGTGCATATTGTAGTACGGTTTCTTGTACACTTCTATCTATATTGTATTGTAAGTTATCTGAAACCGCAGCATTTAAATCCAATAGAGCCGAAAATATTGAGGCATCATTGAAATTATCAATTAGGTCTGGGTAATATGTTCTTGTAAAATTAATAAGTTCCGTTCTTATGGATTGGAAATCTCTGGTTGTATATGATATTTTTTTGTTAGCCATAGAATTATATATTAATAATTACAAAGTCACTACTTTCAAAAGCAGTATCAGTTGATATGTAGTCAATTTTTATTTTTGCTGTGTGTTCCATTTGTCCAATACCTGGTACTCTAAACTCTCTTTGGTTATCTTCATTTATGTAGTATCCTTTATCTTCTTCACCCTCCGAGGCAGGTGTTATAGTCACATTTGTTATTGTTATACCAGGTATGAATTCCGCAACAGAATCTCTAATTTCTGATTCTAAATCAGAAAAAGTAGGACCATCCAAAGGTTCGAATAGATACTCATATAATCTTGTTCCAAAGTCAGGTAAATAATATCTTGTACCTTTTCTAGTTAACAATAAATGAATTAAATTACTTCTGATTTCTTGTTCAGTTGTTTGAGATAAACTTAAGTAATTTCCTTCATAAGAATCCTTGAATGGGAAATTTATACCATATGTAAAACCATTTGCCATAACAATAAATATATACCCTATATTTTTTCTATAAATACCATAAAACAAAAAATCACGACCTTAAGTCGTGATTCTTATTTTTAAGATGAACATCCAAAACAATCAAAAGGTGAATCCGTTGGTTTGTTTGTAACAGGTTCAATATGAGGTAAGGTTGGTGTTACTTTTGGTTTATCCATCTTGGATATATCCATAGCCAAATGTTTTGCTCCTGTTGATATTGCCTTTGTTCTCACATAATAACAAAGTGTTTTTAAACCTTTTTGCCATGCGTGGAAATGTGATGAAGTAATCTTCGATAAAGTAGGATTACCCATATAGATATTCATTGATTGTGATTGGTCAATAAAAGGTCCTCTATCTGCCGCCATATCAATTAATTCTCTTTGTGATATTTCCCAAATCGTTTTGTACTTCTTAATCAAGTGTTCAATTCTTTTAACTTTTTGATTATACTTTTTGTCTTCGGGGTCTAAGTAGTTGTTGAAATTAATATTTTGAATTGAGCCTTCATTGTATATAATTTCATTTTTCAAATCTTCACCCCAAATACCAAGTTTCTCAAAGTCATTAATAAGATACTTATTTACAATCATGATTTCACCACCAACTACTCGTCTGTTGAAGATTGCTGAGTGAGCGGGTTCTGTCATTTCATATGAACCAGTAATCTTAGCAGAACTTGCTACAGGCATTTGAGCAGTAAACAATGAATTACAAATACCATATTGTTTAACATTTGACTTTAATACTTCCCAAGGCCATCTACCTGATAAATCAGATTCTGTTAATCCCCACATATCAAATTGGAATTGACCTTGTGACATTGGTGAACCATCAAAATGGACATATTTACTATAATCACCATCAATTACCAACCTATTACTTTCGGTGATTGCAGCAAAATAAATTGTTTCAAAAATTTCTTTGTTTAATTTTTTTGCTTCAGGTGAAGTAAACTCATAATCCATAAGATAAAACACATCAGCTAAACCTTGAGTTCCTATAGCAATAGCTCTTTGTTCTCTACCACCTTTTTCACCTTTTGCTGTTGAGTAGTTATTAATATCAACAACTTTGTTTAAAGCTCTTACAACCTTTCTTGTTTCTTCATAAAGAAGTTGAAAATCAAACTCACCATCTTTTACAAAGTTTTTCAATACCATTGAAGATAGTGTACATATTGCTGTAGTTTTCTCGTCAGTAAATTGGTAAATCTCGTTACAAAGATTTGATTGTTTAATAACCCCAATGTTCTGATGATTAGTTTTGTTGTTAGCATTATCTTTAGAACAAAGGTAAGGTACACCAGTCTCAATTTGAGATTCAATTACCTTAGTCCAAACATCTGTTGCTTTTACTTTTTTACCTAAACCTAGATTTACCGCTTGTTCATAAACACTTTCGTATTCTGTACCAAAACATTCTTGTAATGGTTTTAAACCAGCTTTCTTAATATCATTAGGACAGAACAAATACCAATCACCACCCTCTTTTACGGCTCTCATAAAATTATCAGGAATCCACAAAGCTGTGAACAAATCCCTTGCTCTTAGTTCTTCTGCACCTGTATTCTTTTTAATGTCCAACAAGTCAAAGATATCTTTATGCCAAGGTTCAAGATAAATTGCGGCAGAACCTGGTCTTCTACCTTGTTGGTTAAAGAATCTTAATGATTCATTTGCTATTTTAAGATATTTTAACAAACCTCCAGCAAAACCACCAGATGTGCTTAATCTACTCTCCTTACTTCTAATATTTGACATACAAAGCCCAATACCTGCAGCATCGGCAGAATAAGTAGAAATGTCATTCATCGTGGCCAACAATCCCTCTCTTGAGTCATCATTGTTATAATGTAGAACACAAGATGCCAATTGAGGAATCTTTGTACCCGCATTAATCATAATTGGTGTTGCAGGGGATATTAATTGATTTGATAATGACTTGTAGTATTCTACAGCTTCATCAAATGATTTTGTTACCCATAGTGCAACCCTCATATACATATGTTGGGGTCTTTCCACAGTTACACCTTCAGGTGTTTTTAACAAATACATTTCAAATAAGGAACGCCAAGCAAAGTAATCAAAGTTATAATCGTTTTCGTGATTGATTACTTCATCAATATTTAAATCACCATAGGAATCAATCATATTGATTAACTCTTGATTTACAATACCAAGGTCGGCCAACGACTTCATTGTTTCACTAAAACTCTCATTTGTTTCTTTGTGATATGAAGATATTGCAACAGAAGATGCCAACCTCGAATAATCGTGGTGGCTACCTGTATATGATGCAGCAATTTCATAAATCAACTTATCAAGTTGTTTTGTTGATATGACACCTTCTGTTGGTACGGAAGTAATAACCTTAATAAAAATCTGGTCAGAGTTTACATTTAAGTTCTTACTCGCTTTTTTTATTCTGTTTTGTATTTTGGTGGGGTTAAAGGATACAACATCCCCATCCCTTTTTTGAATTCTTAATGACATAGTTTAATTTTAAAAATCGTCTGTGAATGAAATTGTTTCGTTAAGTTTTGCTTTTTGATACTCAACCGTTCTTGATTCAAAGAAGTTACCTTTTGTTTCAACGGCAATTTGTTCCATAAACTTGAATGGTTGTTCTACATTGAAATGTTTACTACATCCCAACTTAACCAGTAAACCATCAACAACAAACTCCAAATATTGTTTCATAAGATTGGAGTTCATACCGATTAAAGATACTGGTAGTGATTCTGTAATAAACTCTTTTTCAATTTCCAATGCTGAAAGTAATATTTCTTTTATTCTTTTTTCACTTGGTTTGTTTTCAACATGGTTGTTCAACAAGTGAATTGCGAAATCACAATGTAGGTTTTCATCTTTGAAAATCAAGGAGTTAGCATTACAAAGTCCTTGCATAATTCCTCTTGATTTCAACCAAAAGATAGAACAGAATGAACCTGAAAAGAATATACCTTCTACCGCAGCAAAAGCTACCAATCTTTCTTGGAAGGATGCTTTTTCAATCCAATTTAATGCCCACTTGGCTTTCTTCTGAACTGCGGGTAATCTATCGATTGCATTGAAACATTCATCTTTT